TTCTGTGTTGCTTTGTAAGTTCTGGCCGGATCTCTGACATTGTCCTGCCATAATTTTCTGTTATACATTGATCTCCCTCCTATTCTTCATCCATGGGTACATCGATCTGGATCAATGCCCCTTCCGTGGCACTCTTTACAATGGAGCGGTTACCTTCATAGGCAACATCACCGTCTGCATCCAACAGCCGAACTTTGGTAATCGTCATTGCCGCCTCGTCCGTAGTCTCGATCTTGAACGTCATCGTATTCCCGGACAAGCTTTTCTCGGTGAAGCGCCCTTCGTACCATGTGCCCGTTGCCGAGGCATAATACTGTGCTCTGACAATTTTGCGAAGCCACCACTTGCGGCTTTTGTCCAAAAATGCCTTCTGCCAAGCCATTACAATCCCTCCTCTCCGCATAGATTTGTACCGCATTCTACATATGTTAAAACAGCAGAGCTTTCTGAAGTCCCCAAGGAAACTCCTTCTTCGCTCTGCTGACCTAATGTAGCAATATTAGGAATTGTTCCGCACTGTTCATAAGCTATCAGTGCAGCGTTCTCATTTGTATTAAAAAGAACTGGATTCTCACACACCATACCTACCATGGTATTCTCAGGATACAAGCCAGTCTCCTGCTCTTCTGAGCTCGGTAAATGCTCATAGACCGCATCTGTCGAGTCGGTGTGTATATTTATGCCATTTTCAAATACCGCTCCCTTAGTGGTGTCCACAGGGTATGTTCCAGCGAGCATTGTTTCATCACTTGGCATATGCGGATATACGATGTTTCTGCCACCTGTTCCGATATTGACCCCGGATGGGATGTAGGCACCCATAGTTGCGATATCCGGCTTGGTGCCACAAAAATCGTACGAGTAAACGATATGGGATATATTGGTATGCAATTTTATTCTGGTCGTGCTGATCAGCAGAACCTCTACCAATATGTGTGCCGGCTTCATGCGCTCGATCAGTTCCTCCAGATCAGATATGTATACCTGACTGTCTTCCTTGATCTGGGTGGATATCGTAAGTTTGGTTGTCATCTTAATGGAAGGAGTCTCGTCACACCCGGTATAATTTTTAATGATCTC